ATGAGAACATGCACAAACACCAAACCGTAGATACTGAAACAGTCGATAGCTTTATAGACATCGACACTGATGAGTTAGTGCAATGAACCATCCTGCTGAACTGCCTATTCATCAGTACCTTGATAACGCTACAAAGGGCAAGACAACTATGTCTGAAGAAACCATTGAACAGGTAGCGCAGGACATCAAGGATGCGTTGAAGAGGCAGTTCGGTGGGGGCAATAAGAGGGATGAGTTTCGTCTGCGTATGTCTAATATAGGTAGACCTACATGCCAACTCTGGTGGGAGAAGAACCATCCAGAGAAGGCAATCCCCAAGCCTACTACATTCGTAATGAATATGTTAATAGGAGACATCGTTGAGGCTGCCTTTAAAGGTATTCTTAAAGAGGCAGGAGTAGCGTATGAAGACAAAGACAACACTGTGTCTTTAGAGCTTGATGATACCACAGTTAATGGTAGCTACGATCTTGTAATAGATGGTGCATTAGATGATGTTAAGTCTGCATCTAAGTGGTCTTACGATAACAAGTTTAAGTCGTATGAAACTTTAGCTGAAGGAGATTCCTTTGGTTATATAGGACAACTAGCAGGCTACATAAAAGCATCAGGTAAAAAGACAGGAGGTTGGTGGGTAGTAAACAAAGCTAACGGAGAGATAAAATATGTCAGTGCTTCTGGTTTAGATTTAGATAGGGAGATAGGCAAGTTAAACAACACAGCAAAGATTGTAGAATCTAATGTGTTCAAAAGATGCTTTGATCCTGAACCTGAAACGTACAGAGGAAAAGAGTCTGGAAATAAAAAACTACCAGACGGATGTAAATTCTGTGACTATAGATATTCTTGTTGGGAAACTTTGAAAGACTTACCTTCTAGGGTATACAAGGGTGACAAGATACCTCCTACTGTTGCTTACGTTGAGCTTGCTGCGTGAACGGCAAGCAGTTTAAAGCTGCCCTGAAACATGGGTACAGGAGTGGCTTGGAGAATAAGATCTCTGAGTACCTTAAAGAACTGGATATACCTGTGGTGTATGAGGCCATTAAGATTGAATGGGAAGACCTTATGTACCGCACGTATACTCCAGACTTTATATTGCCTAATGGTATTATAATAGAAAGTAAGGGTCGCTTTACTCAGGCTGATAGACGCAAACACATTGAAATAAAGAAGCAACACCCTAAGTTAGATATACGCTTTGTGTTTTATAATAGTAGAAACAAGTTAAACAAAGGCGCAAAGACTACGTATCAAGGGTGGTGTGAGAAACATAAGTTTTTGTATCACGATAGGATCGTACCATTAGAGTGGATAAAAGAAAAAGGAAAGAACAAACATAAAGAACTAATACACCTACCTTATAAAAAGATAATAAGGAAATAAAACATGACAATAAAAGTAAACGAGTTTGATCCCAATGATATTATCATAAGAATGAAACCAAACTTTACCCAAGAAAGGTGGAATGGCTACATTGATATGGAAATTATTACGGACAATAAACATACAATGAACAGAGAAGATTATATAGGGTTAATGCAAGTAGCATCTCTTGTTGCTTCATCTTTACCTTTAATGGAAATAAACGAATATTTTAGAGAAATGCTTTGCAATTATGCTGACGGTGTGATAAAAGAAAAAGAAATGTTAGATAAGAAAAATGTTATTAAAGAATCTATTACCAATTCTAACGGTAATATAATTAAAGTAAACTTTAAGAGGAGTGAGTAATGAGTATTAATCCAGAATATGATGTAGTAACTAAACCAAAACATTATAACCAAGACAACTGCATAGAGTGTATTGATGCCATACGTGCCGCACTAGGTTCAGGGTTTAAAGAGTACCTTCAAGGCAACATACTAAAGTATATATGGAGGCATAAGTACAAGAACGGTGTAGAAGATTTGAAGAAAGCAAGATGGTATCTTGACAGACTTATAGAAGCAGAGGTTAGCAATGATAGCTAAGATATTATTAACACTTGACATTGATGAGGAAGAATATAGAATGCCATCAGACGGAAAGATTGAAGAAGAGATACAAGAGGCAATGCATGAGTTTATTTACGATATAGACGGCATGGGAATTAAAACAATTAGAATAACAACGGAGTAATTAAATGAACAACAACTACCTACCTACCGATTACCAAGCATTTATTCATACCTCACGGTATGCTCGTTGGTTAGAAGACGAGAACAGAAGAGAGACATGGCCTGAGACTGTACGTAGGTACATGGACAATATTGTAAAGCCTATCGTGATAACTGAATCAGAATTTAAAAATATAGAGGATAGCATACTTAATCTTAGTGTCATGCCAAGCATGAGAGCCTTGATGACAGCAGGTGCTGCATTGAACCGTGACAACACAGCAGGCTACAACTGTAGCTACCTGCCAGTAGATGACCCTAAAGCATTTGATGAAGCTATGTATATACTGTTATGTGGTACAGGTGTAGGCTTCAGTGTTGAGCGTCAGTACATACAGAACCTACCTGAAGTACCAGAGCTATCAGAGAGTGAGACTACCGTAGTTGTAAAGGATAGCAAGGAAGGGTGGGCTAAAGGACTGAGACAGGTTCTTGCTCTACTCTGGGCAGGAGAGATACCGAAGTGGGATGTCAGTCAGGTACGCCCTGCAGGAGCTAGGCTGAAGACGTTTGGTGGCAGAGCATCTGGCCCTGCACCACTGATTGACCTGTTCAACTTTTGTGTAAATACATTTAGATCTGCATCAGGTAGAAAGTTGTCATCCATAGAGTGTCACGACTTGATGTGTTACATTGGACAGATCGTTGTAGTAGGTGGTGTGCGTAGATCAGCCATGATCTCACTGTCCAATTTATCAGATGGTAGAATGAGACATGCTAAGTCAGGTAACTGGTGGGAGACAGCAGGACATAGAGCATTGGCGAATAACTCTGTCTGTTATACAGAAAAACCTGACTCAGAAACTTTCATGCGTGAGTGGCTTGCACTTGTTGAAAGTAAGTCAGGTGAACGAGGTGTCTTCAATAGACAGGCATGTAAAGTATTAGCAGAGCGTAGTGGTAGACGTGATCCAAACCACGAGTTCGGCACAAACCCATGCTCAGAGATTAGCCTGAGGCCGTATCAATTCTGTAATCTAACTGAGGTTGTAGTACGTGCAACGGATACACTGAAAGACATTAAGAATAAGGTTGAGTCTGCTACGATACTGGGTACAATACAGGCTACATACACTAAGTTTCCTTATCTGCGTAAGATATGGCAGCGTAACACTGAGGAGGAAAGGTTGCTAGGCGTAAGTCTTACAGGTGTAATGGACAATCCTATTATGACATCAGCTAACAAGAACTTAGCTAGAGACTTAGAGAGCCTTAAACAACATGCCGTATACGTAAACTCTGTATGGTCTAAGAGGTTAGGCATTGAACAGAGTACTGCTGTTACATGTTGTAAGCCATCAGGCACAGTGTCACAGTTAGTAGACTCTGCATCAGGTATACACGCCAGACACTCACTGCACTACATAAGAACTGTACGTGGAGATAACAAAGATCCTCTCACACAGTTTATGAAGTCTAAAGGTATACCATTTGAGCCGTGTGTTATGAAGCCTGACAGCACTACAGTGTTCAGCTTTCCTGTAGCTGCACCACGTAAATCTATAACACGTAATGATATGACTGCTATACAGCAGTTAGAGATGTGGTTAGTCTATCAAAGACACTGGACAGAACACAAACCTTCTGTTACAATAACAGTTCGAGACAACGAGTGGATGGAGGTAGGTGCATTTGTTTACAAGAACTTTGACGAGATGAGTGGTGTATCATTTTTACCACACTCTGATCATTCTTATCAACAAGCACCCTATCAGGATTGCAATAAGAAAGACTATGAAATATTAAAGAGCATTATGCCTAACAAGATTGATTGGTCTGAGTTGTCAGCGTTTGAAGCAGAGGATACTACAAAGTCATCTCAGACCTTTGCTTGTACAGGAGAAGTATGTGAGATGGTAGATATAACAGCATAGGAGATACACATGAAGGTAAATATAGAAGGAAAAGATTACGAGATAGACGAGACTAATAAAGAACTGATGGGTATTGTAAATACACTGAAGCTAGGTGGTACTATACTTCATAAGGATCAAGGACAGAACTTTGCACTATTGAATCATATAATACTGTGTGTACAAGCTGTCCAAGAAGGCAAAGTAAAAGAACTAAAAGAAAAACTTAAATCTAAAAAGAAGAAGTAGCATGAAGAAAAACTTAACGAGAAAAGAACGTGGCCTTGGAAAATATGATGCCCCACTGAAGGTTCAATTTCAGAAGGGCTATGAAGATTTTAAACGTGGTCGTGTAGGAAATCCATTCCATAGAGACACCATGCAACACAGAGAATGGAACAGAGGATTTAATAAAGCATGGTATGAGAATCTAAAGCGAGTAATTACGTATGAAAAAACTAGAAAACGAGGTAAGGGAATGGCTGAAGGAGAAGTACAACATGTCTGACTTTAATGCATATCAAAGATCAGCAATAAGAACTGCTGTGTATCCACCTAAACACAAGATACTTTACCCTGCACTAGGACTAGCAGGAGAAGCAGGTGAGGTAGCTAACAAAGTTAAGAAGGTTATGCGTGATGGTATAGAGAACCAACCAAATGACTGGAAAGAACAGATAGCTAGTGAGATAGGAGATGTTCTGTGGTACTGCGCTGCACTGGCACAGGATCTAAACATGTCACTAGGTATGATAGCAAGTCTTAACGAAAGAAAACTAAGTAGCAGGTTTGATAGAGGAAAGATAAATGGTAGTGGAGACAATAGGTAGAAACACTTAGGGGGCTTAACGCCCCCTTTTGTTTATCTAACTTTCTTTCCTATCTTTACTAGCTGCTGCATGTCTTCTACGTCAGTAAAGTCTGGTTGCTCTCCATACTTATCAAAGTAGAGAGTAGTTGCAAATCTTCTCGTCTGCCTATTTAATTTACTGTACTCCATTAGAACTTGAGTTTCAGGTGGGGCTACTTTATTTTTATTTTTAGATATTTTACTTCGGGCTTTACGAATCTGTTTGTCTATTATTAATTTAATTTTATCATTGATATAAGATTCCCTATACTCTTTAGCCTGTTCTTCTGGTGGTTTGTTATCAAACTCTCTACCAAAACTTTCAACTAACCCTTCTGCACTACCTGCTAATGCTTTAAGATGTTGACGCATATAATTATTTTCAAACCTACGTACTGCAGGGCTTTTAGATTTACTACCTAATTTAAAATCAGTGTATCCTAAGTTCTTATAGAATTGTCCATACGCAGGATCAGCAGAGGATAAGTTTAAACCACCTACAACTTTAGCTAGTAACTGCCCACCTGATCTTCTTTTGTTTTCACTGAGTACAAACTCACGTTCAGGGTAGTCTTTCTCATCAAACACTCCTGCACTTGTAAGCAGTGCTTCTTGACCGTAACCTCTTTGATTAAATGGCCTTACAAATTCATCCATAAAAGAACTATTCTCTATGCTAGGTTCGTTTACTACATCCTGATATGTCTTAGGTATTAATCCTGCTGCTCTTTCAGCATCTATTATCTGTGCAAATGGTACAGCAAAGGTTGATAGGTAATTACCTAACGCTCTACCTACTGTCTTGCCTATATCTCTTTGTGCTAGGTAGTCTTCAGAGCTTACGATAGCAGCTATGTCATCAAACATCATGTTGCCATTACCTGTACGTAAGTTACTGCCTGTAAATGTCTGCACAGTTTCACGATAGTCAAACCAATCGTCAAACGTACCATCTTTTAATCTTTTTACCGCTTCTCCCATGTACATAAACTGTCGCATAGGAAATATAGGAGTAGTATCTAATACGTTTCCACCCCACTTTAATAGTTTATAATCAGAATCTGTTTCTGGAGCAAGGGTCTTATCTGATCTGTACATGTATGCTGCACCAACAATACCTAGTCCAGTTATGTTACGTGACACGTACTTACGTTCTGCTTCTGTCATGGCACGTTGAGACTTACCACCCACCATCTTCATCATTTTACGTGTCATAGGTATAGACGCACCACCTGCATACTGAGCTACAAGTTCTATGCTGTTAA